AGGGGAAGAAGACCAACAAAAAGGCCAAAGGCGGCCTTGTGAGGGTCTTCTGATGGGCGAGCTAAAGAAATGGCTGGATCAGAATTGGGTCCGGATTGACTCCAGCGGCAACATCGCCGGTGAGTGCGGGACGTCCAAGAACAAGAAAAATCCCGATCGGTGCTTACCTCGAAGCAAAGCCGAGTCGCTGAGCAAGTCCGAACGAAAGTCGACAGCTCGGAAGAAGAAAAAAGCTGGCGCCAAGGGTAAGACCGTTGTCTCAAACACCAAGAAGGCGAAGGTCAAGAAAGCCAAAGGCGGGATGGTGAGGGTCTTTTGATTGAAGAGTGGATCAATGACCTTGCCGATGTGGACGAGGACATAGGTCTTCCACTCTGTCCGTTCGCCAAGCCCGCCTACGATCAAGGGCGGGTTCACGTCGTCGAGACAGACGGTCACCTCTGGGCCGAGGTCTTGGGCGCAAGCGCAAAGCTGGGTGACGAGCTGGATGTCGTAGTCGTTGTGGACGACACCTACAACGGTAGTTACGACAGGTTGGAATCAACGGCCGATGCCCTGAACGACTTTTTTACGACCGCTGGTATCGACTGCTGGGCCCTTTCGCATCTGAGCGAGTCGGCCGTCATCTTCGTGCAGCGATTGACCGAGTTGGACAATTCTGCTGCAAAGCTGGAAAAACTCGGTTACTATAAGCACTACAGCCCATGCGACTACCAAAGGCTAGTTGCTGAACGCAGGAAAAGGAGACACTGCTATGCCCGGAACTAAGATGATGCGTGGCAAAAAAACCACAAAACCCGCAGCAGGTCGCGCAAAAGCAAAACCCATGAAAAAGATGGCTCGCGGTGGCATGACCAAGATGATGCGCGGCGGAAAGGTTAAGGCGAAGTAAAAATGGCGACGTCAGGTTCCAGAGACTTTAACATCGATGTCGCCGAGATCATCGAAGAGGCCTACGAGCGTTGTGGCCTTGAGATGCGCACCGGCTATGACGCGAAGACTGCTCGCCGGTCTCTGAACCTGATGTTCGCCGAGTGGTCCAACCGCGGTTTGAACCTGTGGACGGTCGAGCAAGAAGTCCTTACCGTCACGCAGGGGCAATCCCAAGAGACCTTGGGCGAAGACGTTGTCGACATCCTCGAGATGGCGTTGCGTCGAGACGGTACCGATCTCGAGATGGAGCGGATCAGTCGCGGCCAGTACCTCGATTTCCCGAACAAGACCGATCAGGGTCGCCCCTCGCAGTTCTACTTTGACCGAAGCATCGCCCCGGTCATCAATCTTTGGCAAACGCCGGAGAACTCGACCGATCAGCTGGTGTTCTACTACGTTCGTCGTATCGAAGACGCCGATGCACTGATCAACACGTCGCAAGTCCCGTTCCGTTTCTACCCGTGCATGGTTGCCGGCCTCGCCTACTATCTGGCCATGAAGCGCGCCCCGGAGCGCCTGCAGATACTCAAAGCGGTATACGAAGAAGAGTTCCAGCGGGCGGCCGAGGAAGACGAGGACCGGGTTCCTTTGAAGCTGGTTCCGGGGAGGCGATGAGCCATGGCTTACGCGTCCAACAAAAACGCATACGGCATTTCTGACCGATCCGGGTTCCGGTATCCTCTCAAAGACATGCGCCGAGAGTGGACCGGTGCGCTTGTTGGGCCTGACGAGTATGAGCCGAAGCATCCACAGCTTGAGCCCCCGAGGGTTGGGCCTGACCCACAGGCATTGCGCAACCCGCGTCCGGATCGCACCGAGCCTTTGAAGGTGTTTGTTGGGGTGCCAACGGTTGAAGCGCCTCGCCTCGATCGTCCTCGTATGGTAGGGGGTGTTGGAGAAGTTACGGTGGTGGCAACATGAGCTTTACATACGGTCAGCTGAAACAAGCGATCCAAGACTACGTCGAATATGACGAGACGTCCTTTGTCAACAACATCCCGTTGTTCATCCGGATGGCCGAAGAGCGCATCGTCAAGCAGGTGCAACTCAGCCTGTTCCGTAAGAACGCCACTGCGACGGCCTTTGCCAATCAGCAGTACCTCGCATGCCCGAGCGACTTTCTGGCGCCGTTTTCTCTGTCGTTCACCGGTGCAGACGGCGACAAGTTTTTTGTCGAGTTCAAGGATCCGAGCTTCGTGCAGGAGTACAACCCGGACCCCACGACCACCGGTGAGCCGCGGTATTTCGCGCAGTTCGATGTAACCAACTTCCTGTTGGCCCCGACACCCGCGCTCGAGTACACCGCGGAGCTGCACTACTTCTATCGGCCTCAGAGCATCACCGAACTGAGCGATAGCGGTACGACATGGCTGAGTGAAAACGGCGAGATGGCGTTGCTGTACGGCTCTCTTCTTGAGGCCAACATCTTCATCAAGGGTGAGCAAGACGTCATGCAGATGTACGGCAGCCGGTTGCAAGAATCGATCGCGGGTCTCAAACAACTGGGTGAGGCCAAGGAAGTGACCGATGAATACCGTCGCGGCAAAGTGATAAGGCCTAACCAATGAGTGCAGGATTTATGGATATCCCCCGAGATGTTCCGGTTGTTGGTGTTCGCACCACAACTGGCCGCGGGTTCACAACAGATGAGTTGGCAGCGCAGGCTGCTGATCGCATAGTGTCAGTTTCTGATACGGCGCCCCCTGCAATTCGCGATCAGGCCGTAGCCTTCAAGGGTTCGGTCGAAAAGCTTGTTGCGGAGTACCTAAAACAAGCGGTTCGCAGTGACCGCACAACTGTGTATAATGCCCTCCAAGATGCAGGGCATCCAGACCTCGCCGAACTTATAAGGAGACTCTGACCATGAGCTTTACCGGCAACTTTCTTTGCACGAGCTTTAAGCAAGAGCTTTTGCAAGCTCAGCACAATTTCACCAACAGCTTTGGTGACACTTTCAAACTTGCGCTGTACGACAACAACGCATCGTTTGATGCGTCGACCACGGACTACACCACCTCGGACGAGGTGTCTGACTCGGGTAGTTACAGCGCTGGCGGCGGCACGTTGACGAATGTCACCCCAACCACATCGGGTACGACAGCTTTCTGCGATTTTGCGGACATCACGTTTACGTCGGCGACTATCACGGCACGTGGCGCGTTGATCTACAACACGACTGCAGGTACAGGTACTGGAACCACGAACGCCATCGCAGTGTTGGATTTCGGCTCCGACAAAGCGTCTACGGCGGGTGACTTCCAGATCGTGTTTCCGACCGCAGACGCCTCCACCGCCATCATCCGCATCGCGTAAGGTGATGTGCTGTGACTGACGTTGTTGTCCTCCTTACCGGTGGCTGGGGTAGCGATGGCTGGGGCGAAACCGCCTACGGTCAAGACGTTACCCCGGACCTCGCAGGTGCGTTGGAGGCTGACGTTGGTTCCGTGGAGACTTCGGGTGACGCTGTCGTTGGCGCTGTCGGCTTAGAAAGTTCCGGTGCGATCGGATCAGTCGATGCGACCGGCATATCTCGAGTCGAGGTCACAGGCGTTGAAGGTGATGGGCAAGTTAACGCATTGCGTTTTGATGCTCTGGTCAGCTTTGCCGGTTGGGGTCGCGGTGCTTGGGGGGCGGGCGCGTGGAGCGCAAATGAAACTCTTCCCGCCCTTTCGTCTCAACTTGGTGATGTTCAGATTGTAACAAACGTCGATGTTGCTCTTACCGGCTTGTCCACAACGGCTTCGGTGGGTGTCGTCACGGTTATCGAGGGCACGGGTGTTGAAGTACCCCTCGTTGGTCTCGAGGCTGAGGCAGCGCTTGGCGACGTCAGCATCATTGGAGATTCCACCCTATCACTCACAGGGATGTCTACCTCTGCGGATGTTGGGGGAGTTACTCAACGCACCAACCAAGTTATTTCCACCAGCGGGTTAGAGGCAGCCACAGGGGTCGGCACAGTCGAAGTCTTTGGAGACGCCAACGTATTCCCTGTTGGACTAGAGGCTGGTGCGGAAATCAATCGTGTGCTAGTTTGGGGTCGAGAAATACCGGTTCCTAATACAGCATGGACCGAAATCGCAGCATAAGGGGCTGACATGGCCAGTACCTATACGACAAACACAGGCATTGAGCTTATCGCCACGGGCGAGCAGTCCGGTACGTGGGGCGACACAACGAACGTCAACCTTCAGATCATTGACCGCCTGACCAACGGCGTCGGAGCGATTACGCTGTCCGGGACGACGCACACACTGACGACGTCTGACGGCACGCTGTCCGACGGCCAGTATCAAGTGCTGGTGTTTGGTGGAACGCCGAGCGGCACAAACACTGTCACGATCAGCCCGAACGATCAGCAGAAATTCTTCGTTGTAAAGAACAACTCCGGCGAAAGCGTGATCCTCACCCAAGGCTCGGGTAACGACGTCACAATTGCTGACGGCAACAGCGCCATGGTCTACGCCGACGGCGCTGGGGCAACGGCTGCGGTCGTTGATCTGACGGCTACGTTCCCGGCAGCAGGGGCACTGCTCGCGACGAACAACCTGTCTGATCTGGACAACGCAGCGACAGCTCGCATCAACCTTGGTCTAGCCCTTGGGAGCGATGTGCAGGCCTATGACGCACAGCTGCAAGCTATCGCGAACTTGGCGCCCACCGACGGCGTTTTCATCGTCGGCGACGGAAGCACCTTTGTTGGTGAGAGCGGGAGTACGGCGTTGGCGTCAATTGGCGGCGTTTCGCAAACATCCTCTACAGGATCAGCTGAGTTGCCTACGGGCACCACGGCGCAACGCGACGGCTCACCTTCCGCTGGATACATCCGTTTCAACTCCACAGAAGGTGTTTTTGAGGGGTACGACGGTAGTGAATGGAGTGCGATTGGTGGCGGCGGAGCTGTGCCAAACCTGTTTTCAAAAAACGATGCAACAGAGGTAGCGTGGACCAAAACAGGCAACGGGACCGCTGAAACGCAAACTGTTCTTAATGTTGAGGTCAACGGGGCAGTGCTTACGATTGCCTCTGGTACATCTATCACAATGCCATCTTTTTCTGCTGGTACGGACTATGCGATCTGGGCCAAACCTAATGGAACGCTTGAGGCTACAAGCAACCACACCAGCCCACCGGTCGCAAATGCCCGTAAAGTGGGCGGCTTTCACTACGCGCCGGGAGGCAATGCGACGGCGCAGTCTGGTGGCGACACCACCCCGCAAATCAATGAATACTCTTTCTGGGATTTGAAGTGGAAACCTGCCTGCCCTGATCCGCGCGGTATGACGCTGGTTGCTGATGGCTTCTGGGTAGACATCTACTTGACTGGCGTGGATGCGATTACGAATGGCTCTAGCGCATACAATGTGACTATTGCTGATGGGTCGTCTCCGCCGAAAGTCCCAACAATGTTTGGTGGCGATGGCGTTACGACTTACGGTAGTTACACTTGGTTTGAATGCATGGAGTTGGCCACCTCTTTTGGCAAGCGTGCGATGTCAAACTATGAGTTTATGTCGGCTGCCTATGGTACGACCGAAGAGA